AACAATGCATGGGGTATTAGCTTTATAAAGCTAGTAGCTAACCAAACTAAGTAATAATTAACTACACTAGCCTAGCCCTAAGTACTTTTAAAAAGGTACTTAGGGCTTTTTTTATGTGCTTGTTTTATTTTGCTTTTTTGCACCCCCCTGAGATTTTTGCATTACACAAGGCGTCAGCGTAATGCAAGTTTTGGACGATTCTATGGACATGAAAAAAATATCATAGGCCATACCCCCTTATTGTTTGTTTTGAGAATAGGTTCATTGCCCTTGAAAAATTTTCGATATATAAATAAAATATGAACTGAATAAAAGGAGTGTTATGTTTAGTTTTTTGAAAAAGTTGTTTGGACCAAAACCTCAAAAACCTGTACGAAGAACTGCGTTGCAGATGATGACTAAAAAGGAACTTGAAACTTTGGGTCGCAAGCATGGTATAGAATTAGATAGAAGGTTTCATAAAAGTGATTTAGTAGAACAGTTATATTTGTATTTGAAAAAGAAAAAATAAAGTATGACCCATTTACAAATGAACAGGTTTTACTACGAGCCTTTGCCTGAATATTTGACAATAGGAAAAAGTGATATACATGGCCATGGTATTTTTGCTACAAAAGATATAAGAAAAAACTTTGACTTAGGATCTTCGCATATAAAAGTACCTATGATTTTTGGATATATACGCACACCCCTTGGAGGATTTGTAAACCATGCAGAAAACAATAACAGTGTTTTATGTTTAGAAGAAGAATGGGACGATTATTTAATTTTTAATATTTATACGAGTAGAAAAATTTTAAAAGGTGAGGAGATTGTTTTGAATTATGAAAAATAATTTAGATATAATACCCGAAGAAAAATTAAAAAATTACGCTAATTTAATGAATAAGGCTAAAGAATTAACTGAAGCTGAAAAAGCACGCTTAGATTTTATGCAGTTTACTAAAAGAGTTTGGCCAGAGTTTATAGAAGGTAGCCACCATAAAATTATGGCGAAGAAGTTTAATTTATTAGCAGAAGGAAAATTAAAACGATTGATAGTGAATATGCCACCACGACACACGAAATCTGAATTTTCTAGTTTTTTACTTCCAGCGTGGTTAATAGGTAAAAGACCAACTTTAAAAATTATGCAGACTACACACACTGCTGAGTTAGCTTTTAGATTTGGTAGAAAAACAAGAAACTTGATGAACTCAGAAGAATATAAAAAAGTTTTTAATAAAGTTAATTTGCGATTAGATAGCCAAGCAGCAGGACGATGGGAAACGGAAAACGGTGGAGAGTATTTTGCTGCTGGAGTGGGCGGTGCGGTTACAGGGCGTGGTGCGGATTTATTAATAGTGGACGACCCCCATAGTGAGCAAGATGCGTTAAGCCCAACTGCGTTAGAAAATGCGTATGAATGGTATACATCGGGACCCCGACAGCGTTTGCAACCTGGAGGTAGCATAGTAATTGTAATGACACGCTGGGCAGAAAACGATTTAACAGGGAAGTTGATACGCCAACAAGCTAGAGATATATTAGCGGATAAGTGGGAAGTAATAGAGTTTCCAGCTTTGATGCCCGAAACCGATGAACCGATGTGGCCAGAGTTTTGGAATAAGAAAGATTTATTAAATGTAAAAGGAAGTTTATCTGTAGCTAAGTGGGAAGCCCAATGGCAACAAAACCCGACAAGTGAAGCGTCAGCACTTTTAAAAAGGGATTGGTGGCGACGATGGAAAAAGAAAGAAATGCCACCCTTAGAATATGTAATGCAAAGTTATGATACAGCGTTTAATAAAAACAATAATGCTGACTATAGTGCAATAACAACATGGGGTGTTTTTTACCCAGAAGAAACAGGAACACCGAATATAATTTTGTGCGATGCTCGCAAAGACCGATGGGAGTTCCCTGAATTACGACGAGTAGCATTAGAAGAATATAAATATTGGGATCCTGAATGTGTATTAGTTGAGGCAAAAGCTAGTGGTATGCCATTGACTCAAGAACTGCGTAATATGGGAATACCAGTTATGAATTATAGCCCAAGTAGAGGGAATGATAAATTTGCTCGTGTGAATTCAGTTGCACCAATAGTCGAAAGTGGGTTAGTATGGATTCCAGATACCCGATGGGGAGAAGAGGTCATTGAAGAATGTGCGGCTTTTCCTGCTGGAGAACACGATGATTATGTTGATACGGTTACACAAGCGTTACGCAGATTTAGAGAAGGCGGCTTTATATCACACCCTGATGATTACGAAGAAGACCGTATTGGTATTAACAGAGAAAGGATTTATTACTGATGGCTGAAGAAATAGAAAAAATAAAAAAACCATCAAATGTAGAAAAGAGTTTAATTTCTAATGATGTGTTGAGTGAATTTTCTGTTGAAGAAGAAAACCTTCAGGGACAGGAAGATGATTTTTTAAATATGGATGTTGAAGTAGAAGCAGACGAAGACGGTGGTGCAGAAGTAACTTTTGGTGAAGAAGAATCTGAGGTTGGTGTTGAACCTGATGATTTTTATGGGAACTTGGTCGATGGACTTTCTGATTCAACGCTTTCTGAAATATCTCGTTATGTAATGACTTCTGTGGAAGAAGATAAAAACAGTCGCAAAGATTGGGAAGATAGTTACACAAATGGATTAGATTTATTAGGCTTGCGTTATGAACAAAGAACAGAACCGTTTGATGGTGCTACTGGTGTAGTGCATCCAATATTAAATGAAGCAGTTACACAGTTTCAAGCAGGAGCATATAAAGAAATGTTACCTTCATCGGGACCTGTTCGTGCTCAAATTGTAGGCGAACCTACCGCAGAAATCGAAAAACAAGCCCAACGAGTAGAAGATTATATGAATTATCAAATTATGTATGAAATGGAAGAGTACGAACCTGAATTTGACCAGATGTTATTTTTCCTAGGGCTTGCTGGCAGTGCGTTTAAAAAGGTTTATTTTGACGATTTGATGAAACGACCAGTAAGTAAGTTCATACCAGCAGAAGATGTAGTTGTACCGTACACTGCCTCTGATATACGGTCGGCTGAAAGAGTTTCCCATATTATAAAAATGAACGAAAATGAACTCCGTAAGTTACAAGTAAGTGGTTTTTATAAAGATATGGAGTTAAAAGGCGGTTTATCTGAAGACACTGGTGGTATAGAAGAAAAATATGACCAAATAGAGGGTAAATCTACTAATTCTTACGAAGAAGAATACACTTTATTTGAGTGCCATTGTTACTTTGACCTTGAAGAATACCCCGATAAGAAGATAGACGGCGAAAACTCAGGCATAAAACTTCCCTATATTGTTACAGTTTGTTCTGATACTCAAGATGTATTGAGTGTGAGACGTAATTTTATGCCTGATGACGCAAAAAAAGACAAAATACCGCATTTTGTGCAGTATAAATTCACTCCAGGACTAGGTTTTTACGGTTTTGGACTGATCCATTTGCTTGGAAACCTTTCTAGAACTGCTACTGCTAATTTAAGACAATTAATTGACGCTGGAACATTGTCAAATATGCCTGCTGGGTTCAAAGCTAGAGGTTTACGCATCGCTGATGATTCTGAACCGCTCCAACCTGGAGAATTTAGAGATGTTGATGTTCCTGGAGGTGATTTACGCACAAGTTTGATGGCTTTACCGTACAAAGAACCGTCTGGTACGCTGTTTCAGCTGATGGGTTTTGTTGTACAGTCAGCTCAACGGTTTATTGGGACAACAGATATAGGTGTAGGTGATGGAAACCAAGAAACACCAGTCGGTACGACTATTGCGTTGTTAGAAAGGGGAGCTAGAATAATTTCTGCGGTACATAAACGGTTACACGCTAGTTTAAAAAATGAATTAAAATTATTAGCACGGTTATTTGGACAAGATCCAAACCCATATCCCTACCCTGTTGGAGTTGATTCACAAGTAAAAACAACAGATTTTGATGCTCGCATTGATATTATACCAGTTAGTGATCCAAATATTTTTAGTATGTCGCAAAGAGTAGTTTTAGCACAAGAACAGTTAAAACTTGCAAGTGCAGCACCAGATTTACACAACCTTTATGAATCTTACCGACGTGTCTATGAAGCATTAGGTGTAAAGAATGTTGATCAGATATTAAAACCTCGTATGGTTCCTGCACCTAGAGACCCAGCCCAAGAAAACCAAGACGCATCAGTTGCTGCGGCTGGTCAAACTAAATTACAGGCATATCCTACGCAAAACCACGATGCCCATATAGCAGTGCATTTATCGTATATGCAATCAAAAGTTGCTAAAATGCAACCAGCAGTTTTACTTACTTTAGAAAAACATATTTTTGAGCATATTGGTTTGAAAGCCCAAGTATTAGCCGCTCAACAATTACAACCACAAGAACAACAAAACCCAGACTTAGTTGCTTCTAAAGTAGCAGAAATACAATCTCAATTAATGTTAGATTATTTACAAAGGAATCCTCCGCAACCAGACCAAGAACCATTGGTGGCGTTAAAACAACAAGAGCTCGCTCTTCGTGCTCAAGAACAGCAAACAGATGCGTTTAATGAGCAACAAAAATTAAAACAAGAGCAAATGAAAACACAACAACAAGGTTCTATTGCTAGGGAACGCATACAATCTACTGAGGATATAGCTAATATGCGAGCCCGAATAGCTTTAGAACGCACTAGAAAATAAGGAACTATTATGAAAGGATTTAATAATGTTGGAAAAAATAAAGGAAAAAATACAATACGCAAAAAGTTTGGTGGAGGCGGTGAAGCAGTCCTCGACAAAACAAAAAATAGGATGGCTAACGCTAATGTTTCTAGAGGCGGTGGTGCTTCTTTGGCTGGCATAGATTTTAAAGGAGTATTTTAATGTTTCAAGCACTTATAGGTCCTGTTGCTGGACTATTAGATAAATTCATAGAAGATAAGGATCAAAAAAATAAACTTGCTCATGAAATAGCAACAATGGCGGACAAACATTCGCATGAAATAGCTACTGCACAAATAGAAGTTAATAAAGAAGAAGCTAAATCTAGAAGTTGGTGGATTGCTGGTTGGCGTCCTGCGTGTGGGTGGATATGCACTTTAGCGATGGGGTATCATTTTATAATTCAACCACTTTTAATATTTTTCTTAGCTATTTTTGGTTTAAAAATGGATATACCTTCTTTTGATATGGACACGCTAATGACTGTATTATTAGGAATGTTAGGACTCGGAGGATTAAGGTCTTTTGAAAAACATAAAAAATTAACGAAATAATTGATGGAAACGCTTTACTTTTACGAAAAGTCACTTAAGATGATACGCAAGAGACAAGAGGACATAAGAGAAACCATATGTTATGGTCCTGTAAATGACTTTGAGTCTTTTAAAGAGCTTCGTGCAAAATTGCAAGAGCTCGTTATTATAGAACAGGAGTTAAAAGACCTGCTAGAAAGAGAAGAAAAAAATGGGTAAGTTATTAGTTCCAGAACGGTTTGCAAAACAAGAAGATAAAACGTCTTTGGAAAAATTACCTAGTCCTACAGGATGGAGAATATTAATTCTACCATACAGAGGTAAAGGCAAAACACAAGGCGGTGTTTTGTTACCCGAAAAAACTGTGGATACTCAAGCGGTTGCTACTGTTTGCGGTTATGTTTTAAAGGTCGGACCTCTAGCATACAAAGATCAAGAAAAATTTGGCGAAACTGGTGCTTGGTGTAAAGAACAAGACTGGGTTATTTTTGGTAGATATGCTGGTAGTCGTTTTAAAATAGAAGGCGGAGAAGTTAGAATCTTAAATGATGATGAAATCTTGGCTGTCATACAAGACCCTGAAGACATAGTACATCAATTTTAACATTATGGAGAAGTAATGCAAGAAAACACAGCAGAAAAAATAACAGAAGAAAGCACTATTGAAGTTCCTTTGGAGCCAGAAAAAGAAACAAAAACACAAAAAGAAACAGTGGAACCAGAAGTTTCTGTTGCCACGGAAGAAAAACCCCGAGACAAAGAGGAAGAACTTAATGAGTACAGCGAAAAAGTTCAAAAAAGAATAGGTAAATTAACAGCAAAAGCAAAAGAACATGAGCGAAGAGAAAGAGCTGCGTTGCAATATGCGGAATCAGCTAAAAAAGAATTGGAAGAATTAAAAGCTCAAACTCAAAAAATAGATGGGAACTATGTAAAAGAATTAGAAAACAGAGTAACCATACAAAAAACAGCTTTACAAGGACAGTTGAAAAAAGCTATTGATGATGGCGACACAGAAACGCAAGTAAAAGTACAAACAGAATTAGCTAATTTAGCTCAAGATAATAATAGACTTGAATATATAAAACAACAAAAAGAAGAGGCAACTGCTCAACCGCAACAAGCACAAACTCAGCAAGCACAGCCTCAGCAAGCACCACCTCAACAAGGACCTGACCCTAAAGCTATTGCATGGGGAGAAAAAAATACTTGGTTTGGAACTGATGAACCTATGACTCTCACTGCATTTAGTATTCATAAAAAATTGTTAGCACAAGGTTACGATGGGTCTTCAGACGAATACTACGAAGAAATGGATAAGCAAATGCGTAGGGATTGGCCACAAAAATTTAAAAGTGATACCGAACAAGAGACAGTAAAAAATAATGGTCCTGTTGTTGCTTCGGTTAGCAGGAATTCTGGTAATACAAAGAAAAAAACAGTTAAGTTATCCCAATCTGAGTTGGCTATAGCCAGAAAAATTGGCGTTACACCAGAACAATACGCAAAGCAAGTATTAAAAATACAAGCTGAGCGAAATGTAAACCCTAATTCGTGAGGAGAAAACTACTATGGTAGATCAAACACCACGCACTTCCCAAACAAGGGAAAAACAGTCTCGAAGAAAACCTTGGAGACCACCGTCTAGTTTAGACGCACCCACACCACCTGAAGGATTTATTCATCGCTGGATAAGAGAATCTGTTATGGGTTTCGATGATAAAAAAAATCTTTCTGCTCGCCTCCGCGAAGGCTTTGAACTTGTTCGTGCAGATGAATACCCAGATTTTGAAGCTCCCACCATTCAAGACGGCAAACACGCTGGAGTTATTGGTGTAGGCGGATTGGTCTTGGCACGCTTCCCCGTTGAATCAGCAAAAGAAAGAAAAAAGTTTTTTGAAAAAAAGACAGAAGATCAAATGACTGCTGTCGACAATGATTTAATGAGGGAAAATCATCCATCAATGCCAATCAGTAAACCTGAGAGGCAGAGTAAAATAACTTTTGGAGGCAAAAAAACCTCTGAATAATATTAATTTGATTTGAAAGGATCGAGAAAATGGCAAATATAGATGTCGCTTTTGGGCTTAGACCCTATAAGATGCTCGGTGCGGGAACAAACTCAAATGGTGTGATGACATTCGATATACAAACCACAGGTGTGGCTGGTACTTCAAGTACGATTTATGAAGGCACTCCAGTAATACCTCTAGCAAATGGTTTGGTTGATATTGTCGGAGCTGCCGCTGGTGGAACTGTTCCTTTACTCGGAGCGTTTATTGGCTGCAAGTATATTGATTTAAATGGAGATACCAAGTTCGCTAACAAGTGGCCTGGAACTTCAGCTGTAAAATCAAGTACAGCAGCGACTGCTTTGATTTCTGCACACCCTGATCAATTATTTTTGATTAATGCAGATGCAGCAATGACTCAAGCAGGAGTTCACGCTAATGCGAACTTTTCTAGTGGAACATCAGGAGATGATATCC